GTCACATCCGCATTGGTTGGTATACTCAATTGGTATTCAATGTAAGCAGTAGGGGGAAAATCCGTATCAACTGAAGCAGGAATCTGCCCAATTCCAGGATATTCGTTAAATGACTCTGTCAGAGAAGTAGAGGTTAATACAGTAGTTAATGTATTGGCTTGCGAGTCAACTAAAATGGCTGAAATAGTCTGAGGTGCATTTCCTGATAAGGCAGTAATTGAAGAAGATACAAAAGTATTTGACCAAAGTACTCCATTTTTATGAAATCTCTGGCTTAAATATACTTTAGTCCAACTTCCACTTAATTGTATCTGAAGTGCATATGAAGCATTTGTAGGGTTTTGAACTGAGCTATTCAAAAGAACCTGAGTAAGAGTAACATTCCCCGTTCCCGTTAAATTCAAAAACCAGTCTGGAGCAACTTCTATTATCTGAGAGCTTATGCTTGTTAAAGTTACAGGGCTTGAGAAACTAACAAGAGAAAATTGTGGATTGGTTATTTGGTTATCCGTGGGAAAAGTACTTTCATTAACTGGAGTACTGCCGTTACCACCAGGCACGTAATTTTCAACCAAATAGATAAGTGGATCTGCTTGTGTGTCTCCTTGTCGAAACTCAAGCCTATAGACAACATCAGGATCAAAATAAATATTATTTGGAAGAGTGCCATTAGCTAGAAACCTTATAGGATTAGACCATTCCACATTACCAAATGGGTCTTGCCATGTAGGTGACGGAATATAGGGAATCTCATTTTCTAATACAAACATGTAAAAAGTATCATCAAACGCATGAGCGGTTAAGTCAACTTCATACCAAATAGGATTAGAGCCTCGTACCATTGTCATCATTATATCCTTATAATGCTTGTTTTTTGGTCATCTCTTCTTTATAATTACTTAAAACCTGGGTGAAACTTATGACTACACAAAAAATCAAAGACAACTACACTGACGATGTTAGATTAGCTCTCCTTGAGCAATCTGTTAATAATATTAATGATACACTGGTTCGTTTTGAAAAACGATTTGACCGTATTGACGACCAATTCGAAACCATTAAAAGTAGCATGCAATCTGATTTCAGATGGCTAGTTACAATATTTGGCGGCCTAATTTTAGGTCTTTCTGGAATCATGGCTCATGGTTTCCACTGGTTATAATTAATTTCTGGAGCTTCTATGTGGTGGATTATCTTTGCTGCTTGTGTATTCGTTCTTTGCTATATCGCTGCTGAAGATTTAGTCAAATAAATCAAATATAGCTTTTCCACCTGCTAAAGTAGCTCCCGTTCCAACTGTTCCATAGCCAATCTTTTTCAAGGCTTTCATGGCTGCTTCTTTTTCTTTGATCCCTTTTACATGCTTTGCTACATCTGGATGTTCTTTTAAGAAGCGTTTCACTGGCACTGAATTCTGTTCAAATAAGTCAGTAGTATTTTTAGGAATCAAACGAGTCTCTGGATGAACCAATTTGCCAATTCCTTTGGGCAATAATTTGTCATAATACTTTTTTTGAAGCTCTGAATATAGTTTTTTGCCTTGTCCTAGAACATGGGCAATATCTAAATGACCTTCTTTAATCAAATGATTATTTAAAGTTTCATTGATTTTTTCTCGCAAATCTAAGATGTCTTCCCCTTGGTTTTCAACGGCCAAATCATCGCTTGATAGGGCTTTGGTTCCCTTTTTATATAAGCTGCTTTGTATTTTATGAATCGCTTCATAATCGCCCTCTTTGGCTTTTTGAAGTAATTCTTGATAGGAGCGGGCATTTTTAGGGAAATGTTCTTTCACCTGATTGATTAAATCTTCATTTATTGGGGTTTTAATGCCGCGTTTCTTTATAGCCTCTCTCACTTGACCATATAATTCATGGGCTCCTTGCTCTAAAACATCATGTGGTTTTTGTACAGCCTCAACCAAAGCCTCAGGCGTAGACTCATTAAATAGCCCTCTTACAACGGGCGCAAGTTTACCAAGCGCTTTAGAGCCGATTTTTCCTACTGCGCCAGCTCCTAATGCACCTGCTGCGCCAAGCGCCTTGTCGGTCTCATCTCCGGGAGTTCCAAGATAGCCAGTTCCGGCTAATGCAGTAGCGTTTTGCAATACTTTAGGAACCTTAGCCGCTTTTGTAGCACCTTTTATGCCCGCAAACATCTTTCCAAGTGGGGCAAGTGCACCAAAGAACTCTCCAGTGTCATGAACCGCATTTTCTAGCTCACCTTCTGGCTTTTTAAATAACTCAGACAAGTCAGGACTATTGGCTAACTTCTTTGTGAATTCTGTTGGAATGGTGGAAGCAACACCTCTAATAGGAAGGGAAGCGCCTTGCAATAATCCACCAGCGGCCGCTGGAATAACATCGGTAACATTCGATACGCCTCGAGCAGCAGAATCAAGGATGGGTGAGTTTTCTTTAGGCGTAATCTTTAGAATTGCATCACGTAACCAATCAGGGATGCCAGGATATTTTTCGCTAATTTGTTTTTTAGCAAGCTCTAAAGCTTCGTCTTCTGTTCCAGGTTGATTCATCTGGTTATATTCTTTGAATAGATTAACGTTTCCTTCTTCTTGCTGAGGTTGCTCGGCTGGATATTCCTTAAAGAGATTAACCATTATTGGCCTCCTCTCATTTTTGCAGCTTGAGCAACCAAGGCCTCAATAACCTCATCAACAGATTTTTTTTCTTCAATAGCTGTTTGAATAATGGCTTCTCCAGTAGCTTTAGGCATTACATCCATTATTTGTCCAGCCACAACATTGGCATATTCTTTATCTTCCTTAGTGACTTTAGGCGCACCTTTCTTAGCACTTGCCTCTACCTTTTGCTGTAAAGCTGACTTCTTAGGTTCATTTCCTTCTTTCGTATAAAATCCTTTCTTTTCGTCATAATCAAGCTTGATAGGTGAGGTTCCATGGCTGGTAAAAGATTGCAATTCTTGGTCTGTAATTTTCTTTAATTGGTTAAATTGTTGTTCAGCAACAGCAGGGTCTTTTAACCAAGTCGATGGATTAGTAAGCTTTCCAATTTGTTCTGTGGCTGTAGGTTGAATGGAATCGCCCCAAAACTGTCTTAATTGTTTTTTAAGGGTATCAGCTGATGTCACATTTTTTTGATACTCCAGATATTCAGGCGATGGATTTCCCTTTGAAGCATTCCACATTTCTTTAGCTAATTTAAAATGTCCTTTTATTCCTGAAAATTGCGTAAGAATTTTAGGGTCAATACTATCCATCGTAATTTTTACGTTTTCAGCATAAGGTATTTTATTGCGAACAGCCGCATCAGTAGTTTGTTTGGCAATCGCTGCCTCATAAGCTTTGCGTTCATCAGGGGTACGAGGATTCGTATCAGTTGGCTGTTCCTCCTCATAAACAGGATCACCTTGCTCATTGTAATACTGCTCTCCTTCTTTATAGCGAGCACCTTTAGGAACTCCAGGGGTATTAGGAGTAACGTTTTGAGATCCTTGCTGGCCGCCTTGAACTTGTGGAGCTGTTTGTTGGCCTTGTTGAGAACCGCCTTGAGCTTTTAATATATCTATTGCGCCGTTACCTTTTCCTTCTGCAATTAACTTACCCAGAGGAGAGGTTGCTCTAATTCCAGCCGTTTGATTTAATACATCTCTATAACCAATAAGAGATTGACGAGCTTGCAAAACCATTTCATGAGCGCGCTTAGCTTCTAAATAGCGAGGGTCATTATCACCAAATTGCTTTCGAAGTTGTTCCACATACAAAGCATTAGCTACATCTCCGGATGGGTGAAGCGAATTGTTATATTTCGCATTCATAATTTTGGAGAACATATTTGAGCCTGTATCAATGCCTTTCAAGAAACCACTGCCAGGTGCATCAACATTTGGGATATTTAAGGCCATTACATGAACCCTCCAGGATTATAAGATCCCTTAGTTGACCACCCCATTCCTTGAGATAGCCCAGCTCCTAAAGCACCTCCGATCGGACCACCTAACGCACTACCGACAGCCCCAATTCCAGTACCTAGCAGCTTACCGAACAAATCACCTTGAGCATTCGTCTTATTAAATTGGGTTTGAGCCGAATTAGTACCTTGATTCATGGCATTTGTACCCATTTGTCCCGCAGCGTTAGCGCCTGTGCCATATATATCTTTGCCGATTCCAATACCAGCCATGTATTTTTGCATCAAATCATTTAAATATTTCTGTTTATCCTGTGCTTGAATACCAAAAGTTCCTGACTGTATGGCTTGTAATGCAGGAGCAGAACCACCTAATCCCATTTGTTGCGCAGCATTTAACCCGCTTTGAGATGCTTGAGCCTCTGTTTGCTTCGCTGCATCACTTTCTTGGTAATTTTTATTCCATTCATCTTGAAGTCCACCAGGATTTAATAGCTTATCCATAGCGCCGGAATATTTACCATAAGCGTCTTGACCGTTTTGATTATAGGGCTGCAAATAGCCTTGACCTTGATTATAGTATTTATCAAGCTGTCCTTGGGCTGCATCGTAACCTTTTTCTGGGTGTAAAAAACTTGATAGCCAGCTCATAACATCTCCTTATGGGTATGAGGTCGTAGTGAACTTGACTAGAGACCCACTAATTCTGCCTACATATTCGTTGTTGGTTGAGTCGTACAGTAAAACGCCATCTGATAAAATTGCAGGACTTGCCATTTGCATTGCTACTATTTGGGCAGCGGTATAGCTTTGGGCAGTTAATAAGTTAAAGAATCCTTGGATGTCCTGTATGTCTTCATTGAGAACATTCACCAATACAGCCAGCCAAGTTGCAAAAGGAGGTTGGAAGGAGTCGCTTAGAATAGGAGCTGCATCAATTCTGTCTAAAAATACGGTAGACATCAGTTCGCCCCTCCGCTTGCACGTCTTGTATTACGTACAGCTCCTAGTATAACTATGGGAGCTGAGCTTACACAAACTAATTTATAGCGCCTATTCCTGCTTATAGAAAGTTCATACCAACGCATACGCCACCTATAAAATCCTAATGGACTAAATTCTCGTAAATCCGCGGTAATGTATGAAACGCCACCATCATCAGAATAATAAAGCTCAATATGAGGTTTAAATAAGGCGTTATAGTGATTATCATCAAACGTAGGCGTATTAGTACCTTCCTTAATGAGAAATGTTTCACCATCCTCTTCAACCATATAAACGGGGCTGCCATCTGCTCCAGGCATTTCATCAATGATAAAAGTGGTATTAACAAAGGGCGCATTGCTACGATAAAACGTCTGATCGCCAAATACAAAGTCAATTTCCACGTAATCATCAATAAACTCCGAATAGTCTTCATTAAAAATAGGTGGGGTTACTAGCTCATAACGCATAGGAAATTTAAGAAAGGCATCTGCTGCTTGTGTATCAGGCTGAGCAGGATTTCTTAATTCATTATGGTAAATATTCCCTGCCATCTCATAGATTGCGGGGTCGCCCTGCACAATGACCAAATGCCTATTAATAAAATAAACGTGCTTTTGAATCCGGCATCGGCTGCCATTTAGCTCAATAACCCGCGCCCAGGTCTTAGTCTCAAAATTGTATTCAAGCGAATTGGCAAAGGTTGTTGGGTCAAGTAATTCGGTATTGTCATAGATTCCGGCTGAAATTCTATAGAAAATAGTGTTTTCATATTGATATAAAAATCCGTCAGAAGTACCTCTTAGCAATGGGCTTAGGCCATCATCGTCATTGGTCTCATTTTCAAGTAGCACATTGATTGCTTGAGTCGATATGTCTACTGGCTGCCCACCATCTGAAGCCATGAACGAAACTAATCCAGTCGCATTTTGTGCAAGCCAGACCATCCGCCCAAAGTCCACAGATAGGCTTAGAGGGTCAGCAATCCCATAATCCCAATTGTACGAAGTATTAATTTTCCAAGGGAATTCTCTAATTGTTCCTGCCACGTCAATTTGAGTGGCAATATTTGCCCAAATATCAGTCGTAAAATCAGTAAAAATGTATAATTGAGTGTGTAATACCGCATAAGACCTTACAATCCCAGAAGAGCTGAAAAACAGGGGGAATCCAGCTCCTCCATCGGGGATAGTAAAAATCTTAGTTGGATCAACCGGAGGGGAGCCACCAAGGTTGA